AGGGGCAACGCATAGGAAGTGAAAAGATATAATCTTCCCACGAGGCCGCGACATCCTAATGGGATGAAAAAATATGCTGAACTATGGTCGATGATAAAGACATAGAGCCAAAAGATAAAAAACTTTTGGGTTAACAGATTTGAAGACCTGGCTTACAGCCTTGTTCTGTGTGGTTAGATGTATTCTTTATCCGGGAAGCAAGATAGTTGTTTGCGCGGGTACTTTGAAACAAGCGAATGGTGTACTGCTAAAAATCCAAGACGAATTTATGAAGCAGTCTCCTATCCTATGTAGCGAGATAGAAAAGTGCAACATTGGTTTAAACGAAGCAGTCATCATGTTCAAGAATGGCTCATGGATAACAACTCGAACATCTACGGACAGCGCACGAGGCGCTCGCGCAAATATCGTAGTTGTGGATGAATTTCGGATGGTTGATGAGACCATTTTGAATATGGTTATTAGAAAGTTTCTGACTAGTCCTAGACAGCCGAATTATTTGAATAAGTCAGAATATTCACATCTTCAAGAACGTAACAAAGAGATATATATGTCTAGTGCGTATTTCAAAAGTTCTTGGGCTTGGAAGAAGCTTCAGGCTTACGTTGTAAACTTTTTCGATGACACAAAGCGGTACTTTTGTTGCGGACTCCCATATCAGCTTAGCATTAAAGAAGGTCTGCTATCCAAGGAGCAAATCCGGGATGAAATGAGTGAAGCTGACTTTAATGAGTTGGCATTTGCTATGGAAATGGAAACAATGTGGTTTGGTGATACTGGTGACAATCTTTTCAAGTTTGATGAAATAAATAAACGCAGAAAGATAAAGAACGCTTTGTATCCACTGAAATTTTACAATGATAAGATTAAAATCCCAGATGTAGCCCCTACTGAGAAAAGAATTCTTTCGGTTGACGTAGCTCTGATGGGATCAAGTAAGAAAAAGAAAAATGACGCTGCTGCACTTTATATTAATAGCGCTATTCAGTCTAATAATACTTCGTATCACTCGAATATAGTTTATGGCGAAACATTCGAGGGCCTAACAACTGATGAATTGGGTATTATTGTCATGAGATATTTTTATAAATATAAATGTACTGATTTGGTACTTGATACCAACGGACTGGGCATAGGAGTTTTTGATTATATCTGCAAAGATCAATATGATTCAGAAACTGGCGATACATATAAGGCATTGACATGTATAAATGATGATGACATGGCTGCCAGATGTAAAGTCAAAGATGCATTGAAATGTGTGTGGTCGGTTAAAGCGACAAGCAGCTTCAACAATGAGATATGTGTAATACTTAGAACTGGAATTCAGAATGGTAAGATTGATTTCTTGATTTCTGATCAAGACTGTGAAGACGAAATAGCCAAGAATTATAAAGGATTTTCAAAGCTATCTCCAACAGACCAGGCGTATATTAAGATTCCGTATCTTCAAACTACTATGGCTGAGTATGAATTGATCAAGCTTGATCATGAAGTTAAGAACGGCAATATCAAAGTTAAGGAGCAGTCCGGTATGCGAAAAGACCGCTACTCTTCTATTGCATATAATTATTGGTGCGCTTGTCAGCTTGAACTGAAGTTGCGCCCAAAACAGGATAATAGTAAATTAGTAGACCGTTTACCGATTAGACCGGCAAAACGGTTTTCTTCATTTTAAGGGGGTGTTTGCCGATGGCAAATTCAAAGACGGTGTCTACGGCGACACCAAGCAATGAAGAACGAAGACAATTTGCGCAGAAGTATAATGAGGAATTTCTAAAGCAAAGATTTGCAGAATCTCAGGAAGCGTTTAAACGTCTTCGTGATTTTACAAAGAATTCATCCCGCAATGTCGGGGTGTTCGACAAAGAAGAACTACGTAGTTATTTTCAAAACATAACAAGCAATGAGGGTAGACTTAGAAATCTTTCGTGGTACCTGTATTACAGATCTCAGGTTTATGCTCGTATTGTAAATTTCTATGCGAATATGTTCTGTCTTAATAGTCGTTCTGTCATACCAAACTATGACATGACAAAGGCGAACAATGCAAACAAGATTCTTAAGTCTTTTCAAGAATCTGTCGATGAGTTGGACAAGATGCGTTTACAGCAGGAATGGTATCCGGTAATACTGACTAATTTTATTCAGGATGTTAGCTACAATGTTTGGATTGAAGATGATGACGGAGTATTTGTTCTTCCGTGGCCAGCAGATTATGCAAGAATTTCTGGCAAATATATGACTGGTGAATTTGCATATGTTGTTGACGCAACATACCTCAGAAACCATAGTGAACTAATTGAGTATTTTCCAGAGGTGTTCGATGCTATTTATAAGGAGTATGAGCGAACGCGAGAAAAGTGGCAACCTATGCCGGAAGAATTTTCCATGTGTAGTAAATACCGTAGCGAAGATACTGAAACGGCACTTGGTCCATTGATGCCTATTGCCAACTCGATTATTAATCTTCTTGATCTTGAGGACATACAGGCAGTCGCTGCTGAGCAGGAAATATATAAATTGATTTGGTATGAGCTTGAGACTCTTGATGGGACAGATACTCCAGATGACTGGCGTGTAGACCCGGCAATTGCTGTTGATTATTTTAATAAGATGGTTGATGAAGCAATCCCACCGAATATGTCTGCGGCAGTTGTCCCCGGTAAGTTAAATGAAATTTCTTTCCCGGATAATGCCGCATCTGACACGACGAAAGTTGCAAAGGCTACTGAGACGGTACTGAATACTGCTGGTGGTGCAGAATTACTTAACGGGGCTACCATCAATAACACGTTTGCATTTAGGATGGCCTCAATCGCGAACAGTGAGTATGCGATCTCATCTCTTCTGCCGCAGATTCAGAGTTGGACTAACCATAGATTACAATTGACAGTTAAAGATCCGTGTAAGGTAAAGTTCTTCCCAGTTACTGTGTACACCAAGGAACAGTTCAAAGAAGAATTGTTAACCGCTGGAAGTAATGGTCTGCCGATTAAATTGGCATATAACACATTGAATGGGTTCTCTGAGAAAGATACTTTAGCATTGAACTTCCTTGAAGAATCTGTTCTTCATCTTGGGGAAGTTTTAGTGCCATGGTCAACATCTTATACACAATCGGCAGAAGCTGGTCGCCCAAAAACACCTGATGATGAATTGACGGATTCTGGTGATAGGACTAGAGATACTGCTGCGGAATAATAGGTGATTAATAATGAAACAACATTTTATAAAAACGTCTGACGAAAAGACCGCAAATCTTTTACGTGAGTCTGGACTACATGAACTTGCCCGTGAGGGTGATAAATGGGTTTTTGTAAATGACAATAAAATAGTATTTTCAAGTGAGGATTTAAAAGGATGTCAGACTACTGACATCCTTCATTTTTAAACAAGGAGGGAATCATGGCATATTGGATTGATAATAACCAACCATATGTATCTGGAAAACAAGTGCAGTTCTTTGCGGATACAGACGCAGACATTGCCAACCTTCCTACTGCTACAAGTACTGGTGTTGAGCAAGGAGACTCTGTATCGCATCAGATTGTAGGCAAAGGAAGTACTGCCCTCTCGATTGAGTCCGGCAATGTCTACATGTTAAATTCGAATAATTCTTGGGTGCAGATTGGAGGCTGATGGTATGGATCTAATAACATTGGCGCTCGCCAAATCTGGCACCAAACAGTTAAAAGAGCAATTTGGATCACCGCTTGTTGCTTCTGCGGCGAGTGAGATGACAGATCAAAATAGAGTTTATGTATATACCGGCGATGAGACTGGATATACCAATGGTAATTGGTATTACTATGATGGGACAAGTTGGACTGATGGCGGCGTGTATAATGCCGTTGCTGTTGATACAGATAGCACATTGAGCGTTGAAGGAAAAGCTGCTGATGCGAAAGTTGTTGGCGACGAGATCGCTGATTTAAAGAGTAAGAATAAATCTTTCGTGGATATGCTTCCCGAAGATACTATATCTGGTAGTATGGTTGCCTTTCCTGATGGAGCCGAAGATCTTTCTGTGAAAGATTTGAATGTTGTAATGAACCCAGTACAAGACCTTCATGGGTATGACCATCCTTGGCCTGCCGGGGGCGGGAAAAATCTTTGTAGTGATATTTCGTC